CCTAGCCTCTATGTCAGCAGCAGTCATACCTACAGTATGGATGCCCTGTATCTTACAGCCTAGCTTGTAACAGTTATACACTACCGCACCACCTGACTTATGTGCAGTAAAAGTATTCTTACCACCACAGTCAGGGCAGTCACCCCTTACAGTGTCACCCTCTGTCAGATCAAGATCATCTACATATTTCTGTATCATATCAAGTCATCCTTTCTGTTAGATAGTGCCTTAGTAGCACCTGCCAGTGTGTTGACCAAGTAAGGTGTGACACTCTGAGGACTAGCGTGACCACTAACCTGCATGATACCCACCACATCAACACCACGCTCAACCATCTGTGTAATAGCTGTACGCCGTAAGTCCATAGCTGTCAAGTTAGTAGGTAAACCAGCCTGTGCCTTAACCTCATTGACTAAGCCACATATCTCATGATCCTCGTAGGGTGTGTATGCGCCTGCTCTAGGCTCCACTCTAGGGGTCACGTAGGGTTGGAACCCAAAGTCTTCTTTCTGCTGCTTGAGCATGTCTATCAAGCCCCCCTGTATAGGTAAGAATACACTCTCACCACGCTTGCTTTGCTCTAGCTCCAACTGGTTGCTCTCTAGGTCTAGGCTAGTCCAAGGAAGCATACGCATGTCACCTACACGCTGCGCCCAGTGAAACGCCATGTGTACAATCAAACCAATGCTACGCCACCGCCACTGACTGTAAGCAGTGTCAAGAAATAGTCTGACTTGAGGTGTAGTCCACTTGACTTTACGAGGCTTGGCTTTCTTACGCTTGATAAGTGACACAGGGTTACTCACCACAGCCTCGTGCCTAATTGCTGTATTGATCACAATACTAAGGCAAGTAGACATATAGTTAGCACTACGCACCCCATGATTTAACAGCCAGAAGTCATATGCAAAAGTAACATGCTTAAAACGTATGTCTTTTAGCTTGATGCCACCTAGCATACGACCTGACTGTACTGTAGTAAGGCAAACAGCCTTTAGTTTTCTTTCATAGTCATACTGTGTCTTGCCACCTATAGCTGCGAAAGAAGGAGTACGCATATATAAATCACAAGCCTTGCGTAGGGTATCTGTGTTCTTCATTTCAACAGCTTTAGTTGCCATGTCGGTAGTCTCCTGTATTTAAAAAACGCCTATAGCCGCAGATACAAATATTACAGCCATCATTACAAAACATAACCAGTATACTAACTGATTAAAAAAGGGGTTCATACAGTGATCCCTTAGATATACATTCATTAATATGGTTAAGCTCAAGCCCTAGTGAGTCACTATGCTCAAACAAACCCTCCCACTGCGCCTCTTCAACAGCATCCATAAGACGCTGCCGCTCCTCTGAGATAGGAGTGAGGTGCTGAAGGTTAGGCTCTCCCCTACTGCTCATGGTTCACACAAGATGTGTTCATGGTGTATGTGACACCCACCTCTGCGTCAGGCCAATGCTCATAGGCTTTCTTCAGAGCATCTACAGTCTCAAGAACTCTCTCTAGCTTCTCTTCATCACTCCAATCCAAATCATAACTGAAGTGTAGAGGTACAACTGCAATGACTTCTTGATGGTGATCATACTTGTAGTAATGCTCCGTGCCATCTGCATGAGTAGTAAGCGAAGCCATGTGGCCGTGCTTGTTAGGCTTGGTAGGCTTGTCTATCTCAGTACGAGTGTAGCAATCCTCATACACAGTTATCACTGCATCATGGAAAGTGTAAGTCTGGATCGTGTACTTCTTGTTTAATTCTATTCTAGTAGCCATGTCTTGTATCCTATCTTAGTTGTTAGTGACGGATGGGCCGTCAGTTGTATTAGCCAGCATCACTGCTCTGGCAAAGCCACGGGGTGTAGCTGATCGTATGTTCTTAGTCTTAGCAGACTTACCACCTAGCTTCAAGTGCTGTCTGCTGTGTCCACTCTCAGGCTCAACAGCTACCTTGCTAGGCATATTGAACCCATTGCCTGTCCACAAGCATGTCTTCTTAGGGTAGGCATCACGGGGTGCAATGAAGTCAGGCCAAGTAGGGTGCTGCTCCTCACCGTATGGTATGTAGCCACCGTACTCGTAAGGGTGAAACGTATGGTCAGGCTTGCGCCACTTGGTAGCCAGTACAGACACAGGGTTTTCCACCATGTAAGGTACATCTAAACGATCTGCTAAGGCTGCAACAGCAACAGCGTGTGAGACAGCCTCATCTTGAAAGCTAGGGTTAGCCTCTGCCTTGGCCTTGAACCATGCCGCTCCGCTCACAGCCATGTCAGTACAGACAGGAAAACCCAACACCATGTGTACGTCTTGATCTTTCATAGTACGGTAAATATCCTCGTAGTAGTAGGGGTTGTACAAGTCTGCATGTAGGTAGGTTATAAGACCCTTGCCTACACTTTCAACTTGAACTTCATTTGGATGAGGGTCAGATGAGTGCTGTATATCATAACAGTAACACATATAGCCCTGCTCTGCCCAAGGGCGTACTGCCTCACCAGTGTAGTCGTATAGGCTTAAGATGATTTGCATTTCAAGTATCCTTGGTAGTCTCTATTTCTGTTTCAAAAAATACTTCTAGTGTATACGAAAAACCTTCTACTTCATGACCTAGATCATTTAGTTTTTCTGTAATCATTTCGCCCATGTAATCAAGCTCTTGATTGGTCATGTCATTAATTACAATTTTCATTAGGTATTCCTTTCAGGAATGTAAAGGCGACTGTACCTGTGTTGTGTAGATAGTGCTAGTAATGGTACGCAATACCCTGCCACCTTAGCAGCAGGGCTTAGTGTATCAGCCAGCGAAGTGACGTATCAAACGCCCACTGTTGCGGTTAGACTTCTTCTCAAGATAGATAGTACGCTTGCCTAAATGCAAGGCTGTCATAGACTTGAGAGACTTGATGCGAAAGCCATTGCTCTTGATCTTACGCTTACGGGTCAGTCCCTTGAAGCCAAAGAAGTTAAAGCGGAATCCCTGAGTGTCATCATTCAGGGGCTTAGTTGCGATACATAAAAACATATTAGTAATCCTTATTAAGGTAGGAATTTCCTACATTACGTTAAAAGTAGATATGAAAGGCTTGCCTGTGTCACTGTGTAGTGCAAGGTATGCCACATCACTGTTGTATAGAGGTACACCATCTTTGTCAACAAAGGTAGCAGCCTTGTACGGATTGTACTTAGCTAGGTTGCCTTGGTAGTTCACTACAGGCAGACGCTGTATAAGTTCACCCCTAGCGAAGGCATGGACGTTCTTCTTACCCTCACGTAAGACCCTCGCTCGGCCAGCAGGCTGCACTACATAGGTCACGTTTCTAAGCATGACGTTGCTGGCGTGTTCAATAACTCTGCCCTTGTGTCGTACAGAGAATACCTTCTTGTGAAGGTTAAAGTATACATCAACTTTCATCGTCCCAGCCTCCAAACATCTTATCCCAATCAACAGAGCTAGAGCCTGTCATGATGAACTCTCTGTCATCCTTGCTAACGTCAGGCATGGCATCTTGTATTAACATGCCAACCTCCCATGCATCTATCTGTGACTGACAAACGTCTATCTCACGGCTTGTTAGCTCACCTGTGAGGGGGCTTTTGCGTATTACTTGCATTGTCATCTTTAGTCTCCATTGTTGCTGTTGTATCTCTGTTATACCAGAAGATGCTGAACCTGTCAAATACGTCATACTGTCTAGGTAAAAGCATCTCTTGAAGCCATCCACTACGCCAGACTTTATCTGGACGCCTAGCGTAGCGATCACGTTTAGTTAGAGGTTGTACCATTAGCCATACAACTCCTGTAGTATTTTATCATCCTCGTCTAATTCAATACCGTACTGCTCTAAGTATAGAGGGTCAGCATATACACGGGTCAAGCCCATTGTGGCTTCCCTGATGTAGCTGTCACCCATGTCATATGATCCATATGTCATTTCAGACTTGACTGCTACAAACCATCTAGCGTACTGGTTTTTACCCTCATTAGCAGGCACTTGATACGTCTTAAGTAGAAGCATCTCAGTTTCCCCAAAGGGGCCGTAGCCCTTGAAGATTGCATAAGGGTTTTCTTTATTACGGGACTTTCCCAGTAAGTTTTTAGCCATTAGTTTAACTCCGCTATTTTAGTATTAAGATTAATTAGTGCTTTCTGCATCTTGCTTTCTGCTGTAGCACACCTACGACTATTGTCAAAGTCATCCACTATGTCAAAGGACAACTCACTTAGCAAGCAAGCTAGTGTGCTTATTTCAGATAACTTATTACGTGTATGCATTGCCTGATCCCACGTGTCAAATAAAGCCATCTTTTTAGTCCTCTTCTTCTGTAAGGTATACAAATATGGCAAACCAGCCAATGATAAGTGTAACAATTAAATATTCCATATTATACATAACTCCAATCAAGCTTTATCTCTTGTGTGACCACCTCATGGCTCTCCTCAAATATGCGAGGAAGCGGCACAGTCTCAGTCAACTCAGCATCAAACTTTTTAGTTAGATAGAGGGCCATTGCACCATCACGTATTTTAAATGTCTGTTGTCCTATAGGGGCTGAACCCTCATCCCCATACCACTTAACCGTCCATATATTATGCTGTCTAAAACTCATAGTCTCTCTCTCCAATATAAATGTTAAAGTAGGAAAATCCTACCTTAGTCTTGAACAAAACCACTGGTGTCTTTCTTGGCGCGACCCTTAGCGTACAGGCTAACCATGACACCCTTCGGGTCAAGAAAACGTAAGTCATCTGCATCACCAGACACAACATTACGACCCATGAAATTGTCAGGTATCACGCTCACACTGCGCCAGACTACTGCCATGTTCATGCCCTTGTCCATAGCAATCTTGACCTGCTTGGCGTACAAAGGATTAGCAGCACTGTAGCTAAAAGTCAAATGGTAGTTGCTGATATTATCACACTTGCGATTGGCAATCTTGGTATAGTCATACCACTGCACATCTGGGAACGCTGCAAAGATATGAGCGTAATCGCCTACAGGTATACGCTCCCAGCGTATGTCACTTGTACCATTAAGCCGAATAACAGGCGTAACACCTTGCTTGCCGCAATACTTGATGAACTTGGTCACATCTACAATAAGCTGAGCCATAAAGCCATCACGGTCAGCAGCAAACCACGCAGTCTTTTTAGCTCTTGACTGTTTGACCTTGCTGAAAGCACCACGCCCAGCAGTGAATAGACAGCCATCAATACAGCCAGCAATCTCAGCATTAGCACAAACATTTATGCCAGCAGACTTCCAAGGCTGCATATACATTATGGCTGTCTCATACTTGTCGCCGTTGCCCTTAGTCGTTTTAGCATCAGCACCAGATGCAATCAGTTTACCACGAAATGCCATTGTCTTAGTCTCCAATATAAATGTTAAAGTAGGAAAATCCTACCTTAGATAGCCCTACACCTTGATAGCATAGGACTAGGCATCTGTCAAATCAGCCCTCTTTTAGCCTGTCACGCAGACAGTCTGAATAAGTCAGGCTCTGGTCAATATAAAAGCCCTCCTTGTCTTTATTGTGATCAGCCATAGCACGAGCCGCCGCCGCACAGTCTGCTATTATGTGGCGCAATGCATCTACATCACATGACTTGGCATGATCCCGCCAAGCCCTAAAATCCTTATCCGTTGCATAGTCTGGCCGTATCATTTGCCTACTCCTGACAAGTGA